TGTTGTGGTTGCACCTTGTATCTGTTCAACAGTTTTATCAAATCTTGGCAAGTTATATTCGTTGTGAACAGACATAATCTGTTTAGCTTCTTGCTCTTTGATTATTTTGTTATTTTCTATAATTTTTGCATTGTATTCTGCTGCTTTTTGTTCAGCTTTACCCGCAAATATATCTCCAAAAAAACTCATTTTAAAATCCTCGCAAATCTGTAAAAGTCAGCACCATCTGGCCCGTAGTTTTTCATTAATCCTTCTTCTTTCATTCCCATAAATTTTGCAAATCTGATAGCAACATCACAATCTGCTTTGACGCTTGTTTGAAATCTTTTAAAATTATTATTTTTTAAAAGCATATCGCACCGAAATTTAATAACTTTTGAAAGTGTTATTGGAAAGTTATTTATTTCTTTTGTAGCCAAGACCCACCCTTCGGCTACGCCATCCCAGAGTGGAAACACTCCTCCAGCCGCTATCGGTTTGTTATCTAACATTCCTGTAAACGACATCCCTATTTCTTTTAAGTAATAAGCATATTTTCTGTGTTCGGGTCTTAACTCTAATAATTCTTGATTTAATCCTTTATCTAAAATGTATTGCGCGTGTTCATTTTCAAAAGGAACAAATTCTATTTTAGACACTTTCTGTTTCCAATCTTGGATAAATACCTAATATAGTCATAGGTAATGCTTGAGGTTGTTGAACATAAACTAATCCTTCTGTTCCATATCCAGTATCAAATTCTATTGTTTTATCTCCAGTAAATAATGGAATAGGTAAATTCATTGGAGATCCACTAGCTCTAAAATCTATTGCTGTTAAATTAGCTGCGCCTGGCCCAACGCTAGCTCCAACAGTATCTTGAAATCTTATAGATAAATCGTAAATTCTTTTTGTTTTGGTTTGTGTTGTTTCGGTATAACCTTCATCTAATCTCATAGTTTGTAAGTCAGATGTAAATAATAATCCTACTTTTGCTTGTTCAGTTGCATTGTCTAAAGTTATTCCACCAGAAGCTGATACAGTTTTTGAAGTTTGAGTTGAGCCTTCTCCTATAACATCTACAACTTCGCCAACTAAATGATCTAAACCAGATAAGGTAGATGTATCATCGCCAACATAACTTAAACCACTATCTAAATAATGAAATGCAGTAACATCTTTTGAAAAATCAAATGGTGTAAAATATTCAACATATCTTCTTACAGCTCCATTAATCCATCTTTGAACTATAACCCAAACTTGATCTTCATCTGTATCACCGTCAATTACAGCAACACTTTCAACTTGAGCATGGGTTAAAATATTATCTGTTTGTTCAGATGTGTGAGCAGAAGTTAAACTTACAACTGTTTCTAATGTTCTGTCAGAATAAAGTTTAAATTGGTTATTATCTATTTTTTCAATATAATATTTTGTATTTTCAGATAATCCACCAATTGCTGTTCCCGTATTATCATAATAAAAAATATCTCCACTGTTAAATCCATGATTTTCTGAATAAATAAAATTTGAAGATATATTTACACCTTGATAAATAAATTGATCGGTGTCGGATCCAGGAGCCGAGGTTAGGCTGATTGCAGTACCAGCTGTTGCTGCCGTTGATGTCGTTGCTAATTTGATAGTATTGCTGTCAGTTGCAATAACGTAATACAATGATGAAATATTTAACCCACCAATAACATTAGACGCAGCATAATAATAAACTGGATCTCCAGTAGATAAGCCATGAGAAGATATTGTGATTGTATTGCTTGCTGTTGATACATTTGAGGAATTTGCTGTAAAAGAAATTTTTTGTTGAATTATATTTTTTGTTGTATCTGATTTTCCACCTAGTATGTGTCTGTGCCAGGCTACGACATTTTCTAATCTATTATAAGTTAAACCTGATAACACTCCATCATTTTTTACGGCCCATACAATACTGTGAGGTTCTTGTTGGTAATCCATTTGTGTAATTCCACTTTCAGAAATATGTCCAGCTAAAATAGTTAAATCTGGAGCAACATAACCATCCGTATCAAAATTATAAGCAAGTTCTCTTATTTTTCTTTTAGCTCTTTGTAAAAAAATAGTGGCGTTACCAATTGATAAAGCGTCTACACCAGCGGATCCATAGTTTGATTGTTTTATAATAGAAATGTTTGTAGGAGTAATTGCAGAAGCATTTCCAGCCGAAACAGAATATTCACCACCCGTTGTCATTACAATTAAAGTTCTTGTAGCTTTCATTGATTTAATTGCGTTTACTTGGTTTGATGCAATTGTGTAAATCATAGCATCATCATCATTTACACCCGCTGTCATATTTTCATAATCACCAGATTTTGAAAAAAATATTGCTTGAGGTTGATCGTTGGTAGCTGCAAATACTAAGCGTTGTTCAAAGAAAGAAACAGAAGATGGAAAACCAGTGGTATTAGAAAATGAACCAAGTTGCCAAGTATCTTTTGCATCAGTATTTGCAAAAGCGGTTAAGATTGTGCAAACAACAACTGTGGTATTTGTTCTTGCGGTAATTTTGGCAACTCCAGAATTAAAAGTAATTAATCTTCCAACGTCTGTTGTTTGAAATCCATCTCCATTATTAATACCCGTTACGCCAGATGCTGTTATATTTACCCCCGTTCCAACGCCAGCAGATGCTGGAGTTAAAGTGGTTGCTGTGGTGTTGGTATCCATGTATGGCCCATTAGTAAAATCAACTTCATCTAAGCTCCAGGAAGTGTGGCCAGTTCTGGAAAGTTTTGTAGGTTCGTGATCGGGATGGCAAATGTACATCACGTCAGCTGATTGTGCAAATTTCAAATCAAATAATTGAGCAGTAGTATAATCAGTTGTGATTTGATAAATTCTATTTGCTACACCAGCAGATGAATAAGTAGTGTAACCAGATGAATTAACATTGTTACCATCAACGTCTTGTAATTCAAATGTATTGGTAGTTTTGTTGGCAATTTTAAAAGTTTTATTATTAACTTCTGTCATTCCTACAACAGCAGATATAGTTACAAAATCTCCATTAGAATAACCATGGCTACTTGATGTAACAACGGCTGGATTAGCTTTTGTAATAGCAGTTATAGTTTTATTGCTTTCGACTATTTGACCACTATCTTTAAAAAATCTGATATAATTATTGCCGAACTCTAAAACGTAAGTTTGTTCTGTTGAAAATGTAAATGGTATTAATCTAGTTTTTTGTGATGATGTTTTAATTTCAGAAACAAAATAAGTTCCTGGTCGTCTTGTTACTGGCCCATGAGGTAATACAACAAAATTTTCTATATTTGTTGCGCCATTAAAATATTTGGCGAAGTCTGTTCTACCCTCCATAGAGGATGAAAGCTCCCCAGCCGTAAAGCTGGGTATGCTTAAAAGTTGTTTAGGCATATTTAGTATCTACTATTTATAAAATCGTCTGTTATTACTTGATCTGTATTTCCTAGAGTTGGATCTGTATTATATCCTTCGCTAGCGTCTGTGTGTTTTGCTTCTGATAATTTTGCTTGATATTTATCAGACATTAATTTTGAAACTTGTAAATTAGAAGTTATAGCATAAGAAATATCTTGAGCTAGATGAGCTGATATTGTTTCTCTTAATAAAACATCTAATTCATTAACATCGGTAATTTGAGCTAAATAAATTAAATAAACTTGACTTTCGTTAATTAATAATTTTCTTCCTTCAATTTTATAATCACTGTCATAATCTTTAATTTGCAAAACTCTTAAACAATCTGAAGGCAATGTATATTGATATGTAAAACCCCAAGCTGGTGTTGCGGTATCTTGAGCTAATTGAACTCTTTTAATTAAACAATTCCATGGATGAGATCTAAATACAGCATCCCTTACTGTTTCATATCTTTCATTACAAAGTCTAGCATTTTTAGAATTTTCAGTAAGAGCTGTAATTGAACTTGCTCCTAATTGATTTAATGCTGAATTACAAATTTGTATTACCGATGCCATTTATTATGCCTTTGCTGTTTTTGCAGATCTTCTAAAATTTGCTGCTGTTGGTGCGCCTTTTGATCCTGGTTTTCTCATTTTCTCACCAGAGCCAGCGGATATTCTTTTTCGTTTTGCGTGGATATTTGCGTATAAACCTTTTTTGGCCATAACTTTCCTTTTTGATTAATTATTTTTTTTGCATCCTAGGCGAGTTCCACTCTCGCTTCCCTCGCCTAAAATTTTATTTGCTAGTTGCAAACGTAGTTAATGCAGAACGACATATCGCCTTCAGTTCCACCAGCAGCAGCCATAGTAGCTGCTATGTAGTAGTAACCTCCAGGATCTGAACTTGCTCCAGCCATTTCCCACATTGCTTTTCCAGCAGTGTTGATGTCAGCAGCTTCGTGTCTTACATCTGCAATTGCACCAGCATCAGCTACTGTGCTTGCAAAGTAATCTTCGTCAACTACTGTTCCGTCACTTTGATAGATACCAACATTGAAAGTACATGAACCTCCAAGTGTGTCTGATCCGATCCAGATTTGTGGAACGACAGCGTTACTTGGAATTGGTGCAAGCATAACAATATCATTATCGTCACTATCACCAGCTGCTAAAACAATAGTTCCTTGAGCTACACGCATTACGCCATGTAGAAGGCTACTGTCATTAAGCACTGGAGGAGTAGCTTCATAATTTGCTACTAGATCTGAGTTTTTAGTTCCCATAATTTATTCTCCTATTGATTATGCTTCATGACACGGAATTTGCACTACTTTTTCTTCTTGCATACGAACTGCGCCCAAACTCATACAGTAATAAACCTGTGTACTGTAAGACTTGTCAGCTCTTTCAGAAATTTTTGCAGAAATATCCTTACCGATACCTAATTTAATAGCATCTTCAGTATATGCAAAAACTAATCTGTCAGTAGTATTAGTTGCATCCATGTTAAGTCTTGTTGACATTATAAATTCAAATCCAAGGAAGGAATTTACAGAACCTTCTGCCAATGCTTTTACAGTTGCAAAGTCAGATGAAGTTACTTGTGTTGTTCCTAATAGATCTGATATTTGTTGTGGCCCGCAAACAATGTATCTCTTTAAAGATGGATCTACATCGTTATTATCTAGGATCTTCTTCGCAGACAAAAGTTTAGCAATTGTCAAACCATCTGATTGGTCTGAAGTTGCAGTCTTTTGACTTGAAGGTAAAGGCGTAGATGAACCACCAGCTACACCAGTTGATGCAGACGCGTTGAATGCTGTTATAATAACATCATCCATTGCTCTATTCATCGCTGCTGCCGCTGCTTTAGCGTAAGAACTTGTAGGATCCACAAGCATTCTAACCTTGTCAACATCGTCAACAAGATCAGCCCACTCGTAATCTGCCAAGCTCAATCTTCTCCGTGAGTGGGGAGTATCAATTTGTGGTGTATCGCCATGCCTGCTAGTTCTTAATTGTGCAGCAGTAACTCCGACTTGATCGAAGAATGCGTTTTTACCATTGATATTTTCCACATCCACAGAACCTCTAAGTTTACTTCCCATTTGTTGAGAAAGCATAGATACGTTAGAACTATACTGTTCAACAAAAGAAGTAGTAATTTGAATAGACATACTATTCTCCTCTTGGTTATGTTTATGTTTAAGTTAAACGGCTGATTATCCTTGCGGGTCGAAACCTGGCTTTTACATCTTTTAGATGTTAGTCTTTCCTAATGTCTTTCGGGGTCTTGCGATTATCCCGATATTTTCAGCTATACTTGATTTTTTTTTTCTCGTAAAGCTAAAACTTCGTCAACAGCTGCTTGATGGTTAGGATGATTTTTATCCCAATAAGCAGAACCAACTTGAGTTAAATTACCAATCTCTTTTTCTATTTGAGCTGGTGTTTGATAAATTGGCCCAGATGATTGAGTAATACTATCTTCTCCCATCTTGCTTGCTAAATCTGCAAATGCTTTTATCATAACTGGATGATCTCCAAGTTTTGTTCCATCTGCTAAATTTGTATCGAATAAAGCACTTGCACCTACTGAAGTTGCTAAATTAGCTGCTTGAGTAATTTTTTGTTCGTATGCTTGACCCCATTCTTGTTTTAATTTTGTTGTGCTTTTTTCTCTTGCTGCAACTGCTGTTGTTTCAGCATCTTGTTGAATTTTTTCAATTGCATCATTATAAAATTTGACAACTCCATTTGCTTGTCCAGGCAATAATCCAAGTTTATGAGCTTGTTCTGAAAATGTATTTAAAGCCTCTGGATCAAGATTTCTATCTTCTGGTAAATCATATTTATATTCTCCAGGAGTTTTTGGTCTACCAAGTTTTTCATAAACTGCATTCCAATCATCTTCTGTTGCATATTTATTAGGAACTGGAATTTTATCTGCTCCTACTAATTTTTGAGCATGAACATAAGATTTAGCCAAACCTTCAACATCTTTAATATTTTCTAAAGATTTATCAGATTTTAATTCATCAGAAAGACTTGCTTTCCAATCAGTTGCTATTTGTTCTCCCGTTAATGTTGTGTTATTTGTTGGTGTTTCCGCAGACACTTGACCCGTAGGTTCAACTGCTACCTGGTTTGTTTCACTACTCATTTATCCTCCGTTGGTTTTTTGTTGAGCATATTATTAATAAACAAGACGGTAAATCTTGTTCCTTCTAAAAATGCGCTTTCATGGCTATCGCCTTTAGTGTGCGTAGTCGTATAAAAACCGCATCTTTTTTTTAGATCTTCCAAAACTAATTTTCCAGTTTCTGAGCTGAAAGTTTGTTTATAAGCAAGTTCTAATTCTTTTAAGTCTTTACTGTTCATTTAATACCTTTAATGCTGGAGCTACCTTTCCAGCACTTTCGGCAACTTGTTGCGCTTGTTGTAATTGCATTTGTTCCATTTCTGCTTGTTGTTTTTGTTGTTGCATTTGTTGTACTTCAGCTTTTGATCTCATAATTTTTGCTGGTAATCCTAAAACTTCCTGGATGTGTTTTACTAAACCATCAATATCAATGTAATCAAAAACGGGAGCAATATTTTGCATAGAGCCAAATATTTCTATACCCCTCATAACAGAAGATAGCTCTTGAGATTTTTGAGCTTTTGCTAATGGAGATACATATTCTATTTCTATATCTTGATCTCCTAATTCTTCTGGTATTGGAGGAAGTTTATTATTTTTAAATAATAAATTAAATGATCTTGTAATTAATGGCTGCAATAATTCAGATTGCAATCTACCTAGCACTGGGCCTAACAATCTCATTTTTTCTTCAGTTCTTTGCAAAACTTCAGTTGCTGTCATGTTTTGATTTCCAACTGTCATTAATTGGTCAACAAAAAAGTTTTCTCTAATAGCTTTTCTTCTTTGATCTTCCATGTTTAAACCAAGTGGATTGTTTGATCCTATTTGTAAAGGTTCAATTCTTTCTCTAGTTCCTGATCTAAAAAAATTTAACCCTCCAGGTACAGTTCTAATTGGTAAAATAAAACCATCATCAGGAACCATCAAAGGTGGATCTATTTGTTTTTGAGCTGCTTTGATAGTTGTCTTAGACATTGTGTTTAACATCTTTGTATCAGGTAAAGCGTTCATTGCTGGAGATCTACCATAAACTTCGTTAGATGAAGATTTTAAATATCTAGGAACAACGTATGGAAATTCTTTAAAACCACTTTCTCTTAACAAAGTTCCAGTTTTTTCGTGAACATGGCAAGAGATCCAATCCATATTTTTATTATTGTCATAACCCATTGGTTTATCATTTGGATAAACAGAGTGAATAATTATTGTATCGTCAAAAGGAGATTTATCTATGTCGGTTAAAATAGATCTAGGAAGATCTGCATCAGCATACATAGCTGGAATATTTTTATTTTTTATTTGAAATTTTCTAGTTAAGCTATCAACTAATCCTTTTTCGTTTTCAGTAATAAATATTTCTGAAATATGTAAAGTTTTAAATCTTAAATCATCTTTTACATCATCTGTAATAAACATAGCTGAAGTACCAAAAGCTAGAAGCTCATGGTATAATTCAAAAATTTCTTGTTGAAAATTAGATCTTGCAAAAACTTGCTGCATAATTTTAGCGCAAGTTTCCAACCATTCATTAGCTGCATCATTATCAGCAGCCATTTGATTTCTAAATTTTAAAACAAACCATGGTGATATTGTATTTGTCAACATACCATTTAAAGAAGATGATAATAATTCTAAAGCGTGAGTAGCTGTACCATCAAATATCTGGTCATGTCTTTTATCACCTTTAGTATGTTTTTCTGTAATGTTAGCTTTTCTTGGTAAAAAATAATCTGCAATTTCTTGCCAATGATCTTCCCAAGTTACCCTTTGAGCTTTGAGAGTTTTATATCTCTCTAATACCATTTTTGCTTTTGGATCTTGTGCCATCTATACTCCCAATGTTTTCTTTTTAGTATTTAAAATATTGCTTGACCCTAAACCAGATGCGGTAGTCATTATATTTTCTGTTCTACCTTTTTTTTTGTTAGCAACAGATATTTCGTCAGCCGACATTGTTGTTGATTGTGCTTGTGTAATTTCTGAGTTTGTTGGAGCTGTTGTATTATTAGTAACTAAGCCAGCGTTTGTTATAATTCCTGAAGTAGGCACTGCGTAGTTGGTATTATCATCATCTCTTCCACCCATTTTAGGATTTCCATAAGCATCAGTTAATCCCTGGTTTCTTCTAGTTCTAAAATTTTTAGCAACTTCATCTTGTTTAACTGGTGACAATGCTGCAAATTCTTCTTTTGTATAACCAATATTTTTTTTAGCATTTTTTGAATCTAAAACTTTTTCAGTAAAATAATCTAAATCATATTTATAACCACCTCTTAAAAGTTTAGATGCACCACTTAAAAGCATATTTGGATGTTTTTTAGTGTCATATATTCTTAAATTTCTATTTTTAAAATCATCTAAAGATTTATTAGTCTTTTTTTTATTAGCTTCAAATTGAACTGTTCCTTGTCTTAAATTTGGGTTTGATCCTTTATCATTATTGTTATTGTTATTGCTACTTGCTCCACCCATTTATCCTCCTAATAATTTCTTTTTGGTTGTTAATTCATTATCTTCTAATCCGTCAGCCGTAGTTAATATTGTTGAACTTCTACCTTTTCTATTTCTTCTAATCTTTGCTCTTTTCCTTTTTGCTTCTTCTGCTCTTTCTTCATCTTCATAAGAAGGTGGATCTGGCAAAGGCTTTGGCTCTGGTATCGCTGGCATTGCTGGTGGCGATGGTTTTAAAAATCCCATAGTTATTTCTCCTGATGTATTGCGTAATCATTCTCAGCTGTTTTCTGAGCTGAGATATTTTGTTTTGGTAAATCTGATAAAGATATAGCCATGTATCTTGCAGCATCGCAAGCGTGTGAGCTAAAATCTTTGACAGGCTTTGCACTAAAAATTTTCATCTTATCGTTATATTTTCGATGGTGATGTCTTAATGCTGTTAATAATGATTTTGTTGCTTCTGCATCGAACCAACATTTAGGCAGAACCATTTTTAAACTGTGTATACCATCTTCTAAAGGAAGTTTTGGTAATACCCTAAATCTTATTCCTAATTGATAAGCAATTTCTCGTCTTGTCTTACCATTGCTAAATTCTGTAACTTCTATGTCATGTGGCGCGTAGTGTTCACCATAAACATAATCTTTATCTTTTATGTACTGAACATAATGCGGTAAACCTTCTTTGTTGTTTTCATAGTAATCAATAATCATTATTTGATTACCAACTTGCTGAAAAAAAACTATTGCCGTATTATCTCCGTAACCTAAATCCCAAGCTGTATTTACTAACAAACTTGGATCATAACCAACTTTGGTTATTTGATTTTTTTCTTCAATTTTTTTAATTATATCTCCATAAATGCTTCCACTTACATTGGCCACCCAATCGCACTCAAATTCCTGGAGATATTTACTCTCCCCCATCTGAGCTTTAGCAGCGTCTAGTTCTTCTTGATCTACTAATTTTGTTTCACTTGCTTTAGCAGTGTACGCTAGCCAACTTGGATCACCTAAAGCATACTGATATAATTCATAAAATATATTACTCATCCCAGCGGGAGTAGAAATAAAATATGCAAACCCGCGTCTGTCAGATATAGCGGGTCTTAAAATTTCGTGCCAAAGTTTTGGGTTCATTTGGCTAACTTCATCTACGCAAATTCCGTCAGCATAAATTCCTCTTATTCGATCTGGATCCTCTCCAGACATTAGAGTAATTCTTGCACCATTCGGAAAATCACAACGCAGCTCCGTTTCATTAAAGGTTGTGCCTGGAATACATCCAGCGTATTGCTTTAGATAATCCCAACAAACTCTTTTGATAGAAACAAATGTTGGCCCAATTAAATAATATCTTGGGTTCTTTTTATCATTTGTAAGAGCTTTCTTAATCAAATGAAGAATAACAAGAATTGTTTTCCCAAAACGCCTGTGGCAGTTAAGTACCGCAAATCTATGCTTATCAAGATCCTCATGCAATTTAGCTTGTAGTGGCCGAGGTGTATAAGGGATCTGTATGTGCATTAGAATAATATTGCTAAAACAATAATTACAGCAACAACAGCAACTACTTTTTTATGATCTCTCCAATAGTGTTTTGCTTCGTCAATTATTTTTTCCATTCATCCTCCTAGTGTAGAGTGGGTAGTTCAGACAAATCCAATATAGACTTGTATTCAATCCCACTATTTTTCATTAATTTTTTTACAAAACTGCTCGCGTGTCTTTTGTCGTCAAAACCATTTAAATGGATAACCATGCCGTTTGTATCTTCAGCAAGGAAAACCATTGCGGTTATCATTTTATTTTTTAAATCTTTATCCATGTTGTTCTTATGTGTGTGTGGCTGTGTGTGCCAAACTCCCTATTTATATATTCTTAAATTTCGCGGGTCATTTTTCGGCTATACCCCACCTTTGTTCTCCTCAATACTGCATTTTTATATGCAGCAAATTAAGTCGATAAGTCTAAATCCTACCGATTAATAAGGTAAACTCTATCTTATTTATCCAGTAAGAGAGTAACCAGGGAGTTGATAGCCTATGTTCTTGTTTTGTTCCGCACTCATACGCGCGCACGAGGATCCACTTTCGCACTACGGAAACACGGAAAAACTACCACTTATCCATTTGATAAGCTCGGTACAGATGTTGTTTGTACTTCTTCCACAATCTTTTTAGCTTCAACCATATCATTTGGATTTCCCCAACTCACGGTAATTGTTGTATCTTGTTTCACGTCTTGTTGAATTTTGTCGCCAAATGTTTTAGCTGCAAGTTTGCTCGCAAGCCAACGGATGTGCGAATATTTCTCCCTCAAGAAATGTGTTTCTTGCGGTGTCTTTGGTACTTCCATATCTTCAGCTATTTTATCAAGTAATGTCCACACTCCAGTTTGCCTGGCGTTCATAACTCTTTCATGTAAATCTTTATTTTCTCTACAATATTTATAAACAGTTGATTGATCTGGTAAATTTTTATCTTTTGTTATTTTTGATAAAGGCTCGCCAAGTTCTAGGCGTTTAATAATTGTTTCGATTTGTTTTGTATCCATACTAATAATTGTTCATCTGTATAATTTTTAAATTGTTTTAAATTTTTGTATGCTTTTATTTTTCCTTCAATTGATGTTGCACCAGTTGAAGCTCCGCCATGGAAGCGGCAGCGATAATGGCCCGATTTCATTAAATACCCTTTTGCTCTACATCTTAACCCTGATGTTCTCGCGATACTTTCGCATTGGATTTTTTTAAGCGGATGACCAGCCATAATTTAGGATAAATTTATATCCAACTGTACTCTCCCAAATACTAAATATTATCAATCTTGTCTATAAGAGTTTTATCTAGCTTACTTTCAAGATTGAATATCGCGTTAATATATTTTTTCTTTATCGTAACCCGATGACAACCAAACATTTTACCTAAAGCTACCCAAGAATGTCGCCTGGATCTGGCCCACAATATCTTTCTATCCTCTAATTCAACCAAAGGTAATAATCTTGTAATTGTCAATTCCCAGCAAGTAATTTGTTTGTTGTTTGCTCTTAATTTAAGTTTTTTAGCATTATAAAAGCCAAAATCCTTTGGATCATAAGTAAATTCAAGAATATCATACATTGATGCAGCTTTTGGGATCTTTGGCTTTGGCATAAATCTTTCAGCAGATCCAGCTTCATCCAGTATATCCATTAATTTTACGCATCTTAGCTTCAGCTTGCCTCCTTCACTGAGGCATCAAACTTTTTTATAGGTTCATTCTTCTTCCATTTATGTTTGGCAATTACCTCCCCTTTTTTATTCCTATATTCAATGTATTCGCCAAATTCTCCAAAATACTCATATTGATCGCCATTATAATCTAATTTTGTTTTAGAATGATTAGCGGTAGTGGGGGGAGAGTATCTTGCTCTTTGATAGTTATTATATCCTCTATTCCTAGAATAGTTAATATTATTAGTTTTATTAATACCAGTCGAATTTGAAACATCTGTTGTTGCAAATTTGGAACTTATGTTTTTTTTTCGTAATTCCTGGAGATTAAGCTGCTGCGATAAATAATATTCATTTGTAGAAGATCTGCGTTTTACTGTTACATAACCCAGCTTGGCAAGGTGTTTAATGCACCTATAAATAGCCGTACGTGACATCCCAATAGCTTTGGAGATAGTTTCATGCCTTGGGTAACAAATTCCAGTTTCCTTGTTCATATAGCTCACCAGGCAGCTATAAACTCTGAAATCTTGATTTGTTACTCTTACATCTTTTAAAATAGTATTATCACCAATATAAAATAAACTCATGATACAGCCTTCTTTAAACAATCTGGATAATGCTGCTCTTGTAATAAATCTAAAATTTCTAACCAGCCTTTAGGAAGCATAAGTGTTTCTTTGCCGCGTTCTGGTGTAAGCTGCGTAATTCTTAAACTTTCAACTTCACGGTTTTCATTAGCAGAATAAAAAACCAGGAATGAAGGTAAACCAGCTAATCTTGCTAGAGCTTCTGTTGTCGTAGTCGCCTTAAAAGATTGCCCGCGATCAAAACAAGTTTCAGCTAAATACAATGGAGTTTTACAAACTTTGCAAATCCCAACCGCATCCATATCAATCATATAAACTTGATTATCTCTGCACCACTCAGAATATGGATCTCCAATATTAAAATAATTATCTTTAAAACTACCTCTGGCCACTGGCTTTCCTTATTGATTTTTGTAAAATCTGCTTTTGTTTTTTTAGAGCTTCAATTTCATCTTTTAATGTTTTATTTATAGTTAAAATATTTGTGTTCTCCTCCGCAAGCCGATCTATTTCATTTTTTAAATCTTTAATATTATCTCTTAATTTTTGTTTTTCTTTTTCTCTTGCTTTGTTGCCATCTATAACTTCAAAATGTTCTTCAGTTAATTCAGCCATTAAAAAGTAATCTCCGTAACTTCTTGTATCCAGGCTCCAGGAATAGTGTTTGTGTTACCAACTGTTAAAGATCCATCCTCTGCATCAACAGAGTAATCAGCAAAAATAGTAATTAAATTTTTAGTGTGTATTAATTTATGACCCTTAGATATGCAGACAGCTGGCTTTAACTTCTTTGCCTTATCAATACTCATCCAGGAATTATCAGCCAACGTGTCAAACCATTTAACCTCCACAAACGGATAATCATCAATGGTTCCAGATAATTTTTTTTTATTAGTCATAAAAACTTTGTGGAGTAACCTTACCTTTTGTTTTTTCTTTGATAATTTTCATCCAGTTTCGGCCTGGTATTCTGGATCCTTTGCACCATCTAAAGGTAGTAGTAGCTGAAGAAGCTCCAGTAATTCCTATTAGATCTGCTAGTTTTTTGTATGATAAACCTTTATCTATTCTAAATTTTTCTAATCCCATGTGTTGTCAGTATGGAAAAAAAACCTTATTGGCAATAGGCTTAACCATATATGTTGTGTTTATGCCCGACTATATCCACAACCTACATAAGTTGTATAATAATATAACCAGATAAATTAATTAATTGACAGATTTTGTTATTGATACTACCTTTGCCATTATGACAAAAACTGATAATGTAACTTCTATAAAAAAAAATACCGAAACAACTATTAAACCTAGAGATATGAATTTTTTAAAAGAAAAAATAACTCAAGTTGGAATATCTCAAAAGGAATTAGCAAATAAATTACATAAAAACATTGTTACTGTTAATAGATGGGTAAATGAGGAAAGGCAAATTACAGCTGAAAATGCAATTGAGATTGCTAAAATATTAAAATGTGACCCAGCTGCTATATTATTTCCACCAAAAAAATTAAATAAAATTACTTTAAAAAATTATACCGATGATAGTTACATGGTTAAAGATATGGATAAAAGATTTTGGCAGCAAATAGTTATTCCTAATGGTTATGCTTCAGAGGGAACATTTCCAGTAAGATATTATAAAATTGGTAGCCAGCATCATAATCAAATACATTTATTTGAAAGATTAAAAATTAATGGCCATTACGAAGGTTTTCATGAAGATAGCATAAATAAGATTTGCTATTTAGAACCAACGGCAAAAAAAGCAAAAGAAGGATGCAAACCAATTATAGCTTTAGTTAAAATAAATGAAAGCAAATCAAACTACGCAATAGATTTACTTCATGTAAAAACTGAAACGCCTATAAATGAATTATCAATTGGAATTGATCCAAGTTGGGTTAAAATTTGTGCGCCTTTAAAAATGACTTTTTTCGAAAAATATAATTCAAATATTTAGTTATCCCCACTCTCCACAATCTCTGTTAGAAACTTTTTTGGTATAATATTTGCCAATAAGGAAAATTATGTTTACCAATTGTACTAATTAAGTATTTAATTTGTATTATGATTACCAAAGACGCAGCAGCAGCAAAAAAAATAACAGACAATTGGCTTGAAAATATAAAAGATCTACCAGATTGGGTAGAAATTTATAAATTAAATCATTGGTCGCCATCACAATTAAATTCAATGGATTGTTTATGGAGCTATAAATATTTGTACTTATCTCAAGAGGAAAGAAGAAAACTTCCAATCAATTCTAAAATGTTTGCTGGTGTTTGCATCGGAGATTTAGCTCAATTAGTGTTTGGTGATTTTTTGTGGCAGCATAAAACTGGAGAAGGATTAATTAAAAAAGAAATTCCTCCTCAAAGAAAAGTATTTGATAAAATTTTAGATAAATTTAATTTATATGAGCCAGCAGATGATACAGACAAGGCTCAACATAATGTTAATAGATTAGGATTAGCAAAAGCATTTTTAACACTAAAAAAAGGTTTAAGAGAAATTAATTTAAAATCTCCAGTGGAATGTGAAAGATCTGTATCTTTATTTTTACAAGATTGCGTTCTTCCAACAATAGGTAGAATTGATGTGGAAGATAAAAATTCATTTATAGAAATTAAAACAAAGTGGAAGAAAAAAAATAGACCCAAAAAAGATGGTACATCAACTTATTCATTACCTAAAATAGATGATGGTTATTTAGGAATGGAAGATCATTTGGCCCAGGTAGCATTTTACTATTTTGCTAACCAGGAAAAAAAGAAACCATATTTATTTGTAATGAATGAAGAAAATTACAATATTTTTACTTCAGATAATTGCGATGGGATGAAACCAGAAAATTTAAAAAGATTATTAAACAAATTAACTTTAGTAGCAAAAAGACGTGAAAGAATTATGAACAATCATGCTGGTAAAAACACCTGGCATCAAGATATAGCTCCAGATTTTGACCATTTTTTTTGGAAAAACATGGGAGAGCATAAAGATATTGCTATGAAATTATGGGGTTTACAGTGAAAGAATTAAAACAAGATCCATCTGTTGTTAATGTGCAACTGTGGATGTTAAAAAAATTTAGCAAAGATGAAAAACCGATAAAGCGTAAATTGCTCCTTAACTTTTTAGCTTTAGTCTTTTTTTCCCTCGTAATAGTTAGCTTTGTTAAATATAGCCAGAGTAGTCATGCAGCGATGCTTGACCGCGTTTTAGGATCTTATGCAGCTCCCTTTATCGCGCATTCAGCTCTGGCTATTAAAAATTGAAGGATCCATGGGTAAAGTTGTAAACATTAATAAAATTGATACTGAAATTCAAAAATTAAAAACCAATGGTGGTATGTGGAAAATTAAAAATGGATCTTATGCCATAAAACATTTGGAAGTAGAAAGATTAGCAAGGTTATACAATATTCAAACTAATATTGAATTAAAACATTGTGATTTAACTAATGGTTGTGCAGTTGTAAAAGCTGTTGCTACTTACCAAGATAAAAATTTTTATAGTTTTGGAGAAGTATCTCCACAAAATAATGATTTTGAATATCCATTAGCAGTGGCAGAAAAAAGAGCTGCGGATAGAGCTATACTTAAAGCTCTTGGTATTCATGGCAATGTTTATAGTGCTGAAGAACTTCCAAACATAAAAAATAATAACAATGAAAATAATAATACGAGTACAGACCAGGGGGATATTATTTTAGAAAAAATTAAAACTATTACGCATCAAGGTAATTTAGAGGAGCTAAAAAGCAAAAATAAAAAATTTTTAAATGATATTAAAAAAAAGAATTTACTAAGGTTTCAAGAATTAAAGCAAGCCTTTTTAAATAGAGAACAGCAATTAACGGAAGGATAAACATTTATGGCTGACTTTAAGAAACCACAAGATCCAAACTGGGTGGCAACATTTAGTTTGAAACGTAATCCAGATAAAAAACCACAAGATCCAACGACAAGCAGTAGACCAGATCTTATTTTAACTGATAGTGAAAAAGTTAATGAAAAAACTGGTAAACCTTATCGAAAAAACTTTACTATTGATGGTGTTTGGCATGAGGCATCTGCTTATATCCAGGAGGATAAATCTTTAAAGATTACTATAAAGAAAACTGGAACTGGTGGAGGCGCACCTATAAAACCCGCAGCTCCAGCTCTTGAAGATGCTCCTTGGTAATTTTCAATGCAGCAATATGGTTTAACTGAAAAGCAATTAAAACTTTTTAAGTTTATAAAAAACTATATTACAAAAAATAAAATATCGCCATCTTACGAAGAAATGAAGGTGGCGATAGGATTAAAATCTAAATGCAGTATTCAAAGGAAAATAGAACAGTTACAAGATAGAGGATGGCTAACAAAATTACACGGAAAATCACGCAGCATAAAAATTCTAAAATGACACACAAAGATATTTTTAAAGAGTTTACTTATGATTGTTTGGCAGAACAAATTGGCGGAGATCATTATAAAAAAATGAAAGTATCTCCAGCTTATTTTATATCAGAAAATAAACTATTGTTTGCTGAAGGAAATGTTGTAAAATTAGTGTGTCGACACCAAGATAAAAATAAAAAAGAAGATATTCAAAAAGCAATTCATTATTTAAACATAATTTTAGAAAGAGATTATCCTGATGGGTAAAGTAGAAAAATTCTGGAATGGAAGTACAAACTTTACAGTGACTGAAACCTTCCCTTCCGTTTCGGCAGCTTTAAAACAAACTATACCGAGTGACGCTGCTGTTTATGAAGTTGATGGTAAAACTATCAGCTTTGAGTTCACTCGAATAAAAGAGGTAAGTAATGATAAACCATTACGTACACCTGGAAAACAAAATCCAGGTAAAACAAAAGGAGAGAAAAAACTTGAACACAAAAATAACAAAAATGTTAAATAGTGATACAGTTAATCCAGCGATAGCTGCTCTCTCCAAACAAAGTCATTCAAAGCTAATTGATATAATTACTTTGAAGGATGAACAAAGTAAAATACCAGGTTAATCTGGTACTTTATAACTATTCTAAACTAATTAATTTTAGTAATACCCCCGCTCCGCCTAAATAAACTTACCAGATTGGTAAAAATATTTCTTGATATGGGTTGACTTATGCCAAATTGGCAACTATATATATTATATGGTAAAAAACTTCAAAAGATACAAGTTCGCTACCTTCTCTGCTTTAGAGAAATACTTCACAAAAGTTATCCTTCCACAAAAAAATAAATCTTCAAAAGTTATCGGCAAGGTTTTGCTTGTGTGGGATAAAAAATCAAAAACAAATAAGGAGGCTGCATAAATGAGAAAACTTACTAACGCTGCGCAAGTTGCTAAATTGATAAAGCAACAAGCCAAAGAACTTGGTTTAAAGGTTACAGCAAAATCTCAAAACTTTTCAATGGGTAATTCAGTTTCAGTTCATATTTTATCTGGAACTGATGCAGCTGTTGAACAGTTAAAAAAAGATACAGTGAAATATGAGTATGGTACTTTTGATGGCATGACCGACAGCTACCATGCTGATAATGTTAGAGAGGATATTCCTCAGACAAAATATTTAATGATTAATGATGATAGAGCAGAAAACATTATCAAAGATAATCTAGATCAAACTGAGAAAAGATTTTACGAACATAGATTTACTTACAATAATGTTAATTGCACTTCTTACCAATGGTTACAAAAATTAAAAGAGGAAGCTGAAGAAGATTGGCAAAATGTTTTAAAAACTTTACTCCAGGATTTCAATGCTGCTGGAGCAAATTCAGTTACAACTCAATTAAATGGTTTTGTTTTTCAAATAACTAAAAATAGAAAGGAGGCAGCATAATAAATAACCAATCTGGTAAAAAAATATCTGATATGGGATTGACAATGCCAAATTGGCAATTATATATATTGTATGGATGATAAATTAAAAAATAAAAAAAAGGAGGCTGCAATGACAAAATTTGCATTTAGATGGAGATCAAAACACTTTGTAGTTTTTGATAAAGATAATCCAATATTAAAAGACAATATAGAAGCTAAAGATTTGGATGATGCTTGGAAAATTTGGTTTGAAAAACATTTATTAGGCAATACAGACCAAATGAAAAATCTTAATCAAATTGAAATTATACAATTAAAGGAGGCAGTATAGTGAACCACTTAACAAATGTTAATTTGTTCAAACAATTAGATTACCCAAGTTGGAGTTTTAGTCAGTATGGAGATATGGGTATCACAATCAAAAAAGATAACGAAGTTACTAACTGGAAAAAATACATACAAGCCAATATGAATGCTGGTTTGTTTGGTACTGGTTATACAGTTGAGCCATACAAAAAAATAGATGGCATAAAAAAAACTGTTGTTAATAAATTTAACTTAAAGGAGGCTGCTTAATGACTAAAGATAATACTTATGATGATAAAACTGGATATTTAACAATGAATGATCCAGAAATTAATCCAGGTACAGCTCTTTATCCGTACACTAAAAAAGATAAACCAGAGGCGGGTAAAACTTATGCTTTAACTGGAACCAAAGATGACAAGTGTATTTTAAATGGCAACACATGGAAGGAAAGCGAGGTTAAATAATATGAAAGTTCAAGTTGTTACTGTTGATAGAGCTGGCGGTAAAAAATTAGTTGTCCAGGTAGTTTATAAAGTTAATGGTAAAATTAAAAAACAAAATAAAGAAGTTTTTGGATTAAATGAAAGAAGGAAAGCAGAAGCTCTTAGATCTAAATTACAAAATGCAGAAAAAATAGATGTAATAGATCAAAAAATAGATTTTGATTTTGCTTTTGAAGAATATTTTAAAGTTATAAATAAAGATCCAGATACAACATCTAAATATAAAGATATGCAGATTGCTTATATTAACAATCATGTAAGACCGCATATTAATAAACAATATTTATCAGACTATTTACTATCAGATTTTAAAGAAGTTACTTTAATTGGTATTAAAAATAGCAAATGTTTGCTTTGGGTTAAAAAAGATGGGTTCGGTAGTTATAAGAAAAAAAATGAAACCATAGGTAAAATTACTATTAGAGCTGCGGTATTAGAATTTAAAAAATTCGTAAATTTTTGTGCCAGCAGAAAATGGAAAATAGATTATTCTATTGCAAATTTTAAATTTGGAGCAAAATATTTTGCTGATTATAATAGTAAAATTAAGTGGATGCCTACTACTCCAGAACTATTAGCTGTTGTAAATAAGGAACCAGATCTACAACTAAGAACTTTGTATAAAACAGCTGCTGAAACTGGTGCAAGATTAAATGAATTGCTTGGTATTTGTTATGAAAGTGTGGATTTTGACCAGGGAGGTGTATTTTTAGACCACTCTATCAATGAAGAAAATACTTTTAGACCATACAAGGTAAAAACACAGAGAAGATTTGTTACAATTTCTGATGACTTATTAGATTTATTTGATATTTGGATGAAGGCTCAAATGTTTCCAATTACTCATAGAAATTTAACTTTTAAAAATCCAGATAGCAATCAAATGGAGAGAAGAACTTTTAAAAGAATGTTTAATATACCTATTCACGGAGCTAGAAAAAGAGTTAAAATTTCTGCAAAAAGATTGGGTATTCACTGGCCCAATGGTATGTCACCTTTTAGAAAATGGAGCATATCAAGAATGCAAGAGCTTAAAATTTTAACTGAAAAACAAATGGATGATAGATTTGGTAACTCTAAAGATATTAGACAATCTAATTACATTAGAGATTTGAATTTGAATGAGAATGAAAGAAAAGCTGCTGTTAATCAACTAACCAAAGGATGATAATGGCTAGAAAAAACACTGAAGAAGCTCTAAAAGAAAAAGCAAGACTATCAAAAATAGTTTACTTGCTTAGAGTTACTTCAAAAAAAACCCAATCTTCAATTGCAAAAGCAATTGAAAAAACTTTCCAGCAAGTACAAAAATATGAAGGTGGAAAAAACAGTATGAGTTCACCCATGTTGTTTGCATTAGCAAAGGCTGAAGGATGGGATATTAATACTTTGTATTATGGAGATCCCGAAGAAATGATTAAGCAAATGCCGCTTGATTTTGACACTGGAAATGCGAAAAAACATTTTTTGAATGTAGACAGCCAGATAGAGGAAGAACGTAAATTACAAGCGCGCTATGAGCCTTTAATGCACCAATTAAACCAAGAGCTAGCTGGCCAAAATACTTTTAAAGGATAAAAATTTTGAGGGAGCTAACAACTCCCTCATTTACTCCCCCGTTTACTCCCTGATGCTTTAGAATTATTGCTTATCAATAGGTAGCGGTAATATTCGAACCTACCGATCTTTTTTAAGTTTTTCGTTGATATATAACACTTACAACTTGAATTAGACAATTTTTATTTACCAAAAGTGTTGTAAAATAAGCGTTGATTTTATTGGATGTTTCACTTTCGGAATATCGTTTACTCCCTCATTACTCCCTGATAAAAGATTTAAAAATTCGGGGATTAGCGCAGCCTGGTAGCGCATCTGCTTTGGGAGCAGAGGGTCGCTGGTTCAAATCCAGCATCCCCGACCATTATTCGTATGTTTTATCTTCAGCAAGCACTTGATCTATTTCATTTGTTATAATTGTCTGGGTTTCTGTGCGTAAATCATCGTCTTTTTTCATGCAATCGTAGTGTGCATAGGTTTTATCCATAAATGCAACAAAACTTTCATTATTAGTCATGTCAACTTTGCAATATTTACAACACCCAATATTCATAACTGGATTTGTATTTTTTTTCCAAAGTTTTTTAGTCATCCTTTTTTGATATGCTTAGAATTTTTCCATCCTTGACTACTGCATTTACTTGCATACAAGCATATTGAGCATTTGAGTTTCTTCGAGCAATACGAGCCTTTTTCATGCACTCAGACATCGTATTCATCAACAAGTGTTCTTTCAAAACTGGTGGATCTCCCAGGTACATAAGCAGCGCAAAAACTAACTCCATTAATGACCCCCGTTTTGTCTTACTTTGTCTTTTAACATCTCAATAGTTTCTTTCATTTGTTCAATATCTTTCATGGCTCTATTAAGATTTACATTGTTGTTTCTCATACTTTCCATTTCAGCATCTGTTTTTTCCTGGGATGTCGTCAACATTTCCAGAAGAAGATATTGCTCTTGATCTGTAATTTTTTGATCTGATTTTGTTATTAGATCTGCCTCCATGATATGTCTGGAGTTCTCTAAACTTGTAAGCCTGGAGGTTATTTCTGTATAGGCAAAAATTCCAAATGCGACAGCTGCGAGTAATGCTATTAAATTTCTGACGGGTAAACTTATTTTGCTGCTGTCTGAAATAGATATATTATCTTTCATTAACCCCTACCTTGCCTATTGTATTTTTTAAAATCTCTAGCTTCACCTTTTGATAAATTTTTTTTATGTCGTCTTGGCCGTTTCTTTGGTTTCTCTCTTGGTACAAAGTGAGTAAATTTTTGTTTAGCCATTTAATTTAGCTTGTTCTGAATGGTTCTTACCCATAGATTTTCCATCCCAATTTGAACTAACATGAGTTGGATCTACGTCATTTAACCAATGTTGAATTGATATAAAAGCACCACCAAATTTTGATGCAGTTCCACCATGTAAATCGTTAGGCTTTACTCTGATTGTTTGATAGGCATTAACTGGATAACCATTGCTTTCCTCTAATGCTTGATCCTCTGTCATTACCACTTCTCCAGAATGGGTAAATTTCATGCCGTATAAAAAGCATTCATAACTGTCAACGTCTGGATGGGTATGTTCAGGTATAACTAAATTAGGTTGACATATAAAAAGCTCTACTTGAAAAGGTTTTTTTCTATACAAAACTATACCACTTACACCTTCTATAAATAACAATGGATTTTTAAATGGTGTGTAAACTCTATTTATTTCACCAGAGTTTAAAAACCAATCAGCAAAATAAGATAATTTATCTTCTTTTGGATCTATCATTAAAATAAAAAATTTTTAATTTTTTGTATTATTCCAGGTTTTTCATTCTGTAAAACCAATGGTAAATAACTAGCAGCTATTTCTTTTCCAGATTTATTTTGTTCTTCTTCAGTTTTTTTGCTTCTTGAATTTATTTTATTGGGTCTAAATTTATCAACTAATACATACCGATACACATAATTATCACATCTAACACCATCAAATTGAAAGTGTAATGTATCTGGTGGATCTTGGTATTGTGAACCAAAACATTTAGGATCAAAATCTGATTTAGTTACTGTCATTTCTTTTTCCTATTCATTAGCTTGTCAGAAACTCTTGAACCAAAACTTGCAGTAAATACAATAATAACTAAATACCATACGCTATCTGGCAGATCATTTATGATTGCTACCCACTCTCTAAAATTTTCTCTAGTAGATGGAAACCAACCAGTAGTTAGCATTCCGATTAGCCAGAGCATTAAAATTTCATCTTTATAAGATTGATCTTGGCTTTTAATTCTAGTTATATCTACATCTTTGGCTGCTTCTATTTCAGCAGCTCTTATTGTTTTAATTTTTTCTGCTTTATGTTTGAAGTGATCTGTTGCTTTATTAATAACCATTTTAGTTAATGGATTATTAAATAATTTTAATAGGTGTATCATGCGCAGCTCCTAACTAATTCTGCCAGGCTTTCACATCTTGCGGTAGTTTGCTTATGCCAATTACTGTCGATCATTTCTTCCGACATTTTTTTCCAATTACCAGCTTCTAAACCTTCCCACATTTTTTTGAATTTCATTACTCTTGGTTTTCCAAGCTGGAAACACATTTCACAAATGACACCTTTAATAGTTTCTGGTACTTCTATTTCTTCCAAAAGTTCTTCAGCAGATGTAAGAGCAATTTGAAAGTCATTGTCAAAAACAGCTTCAAGCTCCTCTTTAGGATACGCCACACCTTCAACAAAGTTATCGGTAGGTAGAACCAAATGGCCATACCCAATTGTAGCGAAACCCAGGCTATCGGAGTACACAGTATCCCTAAACCCCTCATGTTCTTTAATTCTTTGTTTAACATCTTCCATGATTTATTAACCTCCTGGATCAAAATTGATAATTTTGACACCTAATTTTTTTTGTTCCCCAGTTCTAGCGCGGTAGATCTTTCCTTTATCTTTGCGATAGTTTTGAGTTTTGACATCATAGGCGGTGTACTTCCCAGTTTTAACATTCAGTATTAAAATATCTATTGGCCCAGCTCCAACTGGAGTAAAGACTATTAGATTTGGATCCTTGGCAAATTTAGCAGCAGCTAATAGTTCATTAGATAAACCTTTAGCAGCTGTAATTCTATTTCGTAAAGTAGTAGAAGATTGAGCCAAGCAAACCACCTATAAGTATTATTATTGCAGCAGCTCCTTTACCCCTATTCATGTCAGCTTTTAATTCTTTAATATCTTTTTTCATTTCATCAATTGCTTTAAACAAAGTTTTCATTCGTTCAGCGCAAACTTTTTCGTGATAAGAAATCCTAACACCATTTCTATCTTCAATATTAGATGTTACAGATTTCTTTTTTTTCATGATGTTTGAACCACTACTTGTTTGCAAGCAAATCTAACAGCTAATTTTTTTTTGTTAATTTGTTCTTCTGTATATGTTTCTGCTAAAGCGTTATGAGAAATTTTATATCCAGCAAATACGCAATCAGACCAGTTAGCAAATTCCAGAGGTTTTATACTATCAGGCTTACAATGAAAATGACCAGCTGTAAATGAACATAGGTGTAGTATTAAAACAAACTTAATCATTAGATTGTTTCCTTTTTATTATAAGATTATTGTATTTGCTTCTTCTTCAGTAAGCGGTTGACCAGCGATTAGTTTAGCTTTAGCACTAGCTTTTAAATTTTCTCTAGCAGTTCTTTCTTCTTCTTCAGTAGGTAACTCTGCCATCTTAGCTTCTATGTCAGCTTTAGAAATTGGATTACCAACTATCCACTCAATAGTACAATTTTCTAATGTTTCTCCAACAATTCTCATTTGAGCATTTTCATTTATTTTCCAAATTGCTTTTACTACTAATTCAATTTCATTCATTAATTTGCTACCTCCAAAAGAGTAATGGTTGATTGCATTGCTCCAGTTTGAAATGTTATTTGTTCTCCAGAAGTTTCTATTTGAGCTTGCATTTTGTAAGTCGTTGCAGAAGTTGTAGATGGACTATCAAGATGACTAAAAGCTGGCATCATCCAAATATTATCATTATTTGTATTTGCAAAATATAATCCAATAGAATTATTGTTACCTCCTCCATAAATTTGTGTGCTTCCTCTTAAAATATTTACACCACCTATTGCACTATTTCTTGAAGAACCAGATACTAACTTTGCAGATGCAGAAATTAAAATCAAAACTTTTGAACTTGTAGCTGAAGGTGTAATTGCTGCTGTTATATTAGTATCGGTAAAACTTTGAGCTGTTATATTTACAGCAGATGTTGTAGTACCTTGAACAACTTGCAAAACCTTACCAGTAGTAATAGCTGCTGGTAGAGCTGTTATCGCAGATATTGTATTATTGTTTGGTTTAATTATTGCCATCTATACTCCTATCAATGCTTGGATTTCATCATCGTCTAATCCTAAGTCTTTTAGTTTTTGTTTGCCTGATGCTTTTTTATTTGTTTTTTCTGTTTCAGCATTAGCAAATTCTGTTTCTATTACTTGCATTTTATTTTCAATATCTGATTTAGAAATTGGAGTTGTTCCATTTAACCAAGTAATTTTATCTAAATTATTGTCATCAATTCTAAATTCTGCTGATGAATTTATTGCTTTTATAGAATTAAATATTTTATCTGCTAAATTCATTATGGTAAAATCTCCCAAAGTTGCAACATATTAGAAGCACCACAACCATATCTAACTGTACCACTATATTGCGGACTTACTACAATAGAGTACGATTGAGCTGAGGTTGTTGATGGACTATCAATATATGAAAACGTGTAATGACATCTAATAGCATTACCAGCGTTATGAAAAAATACATCACCAGCATCAAAAACTTTTGAACCACTTGCAAGAGTTCCTCTATATATATCAACAGAACCATATTCATCATTATCTGGTTGTGCAACTATTGTTGACATTATTAAAATTGTTGATGAAGCTGAAGATGGTGTTATGCTTAGAGTTGCAACTTGCGTATCTGAGGAGTGAGAGCTATCAAAAACTGTGCTTTGATAAACTACCTGACCTAATCTACCAAGACCTTTTATATAACTATAATCTACTCTTTTAAGAGTCCCTGCATCTGATACTAAAAATTCATCTGTGTTTGCGGGCTCGGCCGCTAATTCAGTTTGTCCAGAGATAACATTATCATTAAGGTGTTCACTTTCAACAGCATCATCTGCTATCTTTGCTTCTGTTATTGCATCTGCTGCTATCGCTGCAGTGTTCACTGACCCTGCACCAGGTGCATTTGTTGCAGTTGCTCTACCTAAGAACACACAATACATTTCGTCCGTGCCATTTGTTAACGCTGCGGATAGTGTAAGAGTTGTGCCCGAGGCAGTGTATGCTTTACCTGATCCTGGCTCCTGAACAATGTTGTTAATTACAAGACGAAGATCATTTTCGTTATTTACGGAATGATCTAAAGTGTACGCGGTTTGAGAATTGACAATAGTAAATACTTGTCTTTCAAAACTTATGAAACTTCTTGCTGGTGCGTTTCCTAAATATGCCATGAATCTCCTTACGTACTAATTGCATCGACA